AGGAGGTTTTATTAATGGAAGAAAGAACAATCAAATTAAGTCTTAGAAACAATGATGGAAAAGTTAAAGAATATTTCTGTGACTTTGTTCCTCAATCTAAAAAAATTGATTACATCAGAAAAGAAGCTGAGTTGGAGCAGAAAAATAAAGAATCAGAAAAAGAAACAGAAACTCATGAATATGAAGAGCTTCAAGCTGAATTTGTCGCAGGTTTGTTTGAGAGCGATGAAGTCACTAAAGAAGCTATCTTGAACGGTTTAGATTCTCATGATTTCAAACAAGTTTATGACATTGTTCGATATCGTGTTTTAGGTTTCTCAAGAGAAGAGGATGAAGCAGCAAAAAAAGCGATGATGGAGCAACTGTTACGTGGTCAAGATTTTACGACCTCCAAATAAATCTCATTAAAGACATTATTCAAAAAATCCCTTCTATGACAATAAAAAATGTGATGGAAACGGACTGTTTGGATATTGACGAGATTTTATTAAGTTCTCCAAAAAAATCTAAGAAAAATAAACCAGTTAGAAAGTTAGTGCTTAAAGAAGGAGGTGCTTAGATGTCTGGTGGAACTCCATTAGGTAACATGGTCATTAAGCTAGGTCTTGACGATGCTGAATTTGGAAAAGGTGTTGAGAATAGCAAGAAACAAGTTCGATACCTAGCTAAAGAAATGCAAGCTAACATGAAAATAGCTGATATGGCAGGAAACCAATTAGGCAAACTAGGTTCTCGTTATGATGGACTGACAAAAATAATTAGTGCACAAGAAAAACAAGTTCAAGCTCTTAAAAAAGCTTATGATGAATCATTTGTTGATGGTAAAGCAACTGATTCAACTAAACGATTAGCGACTCAATTACAAGATGCGAATGGAAAGCTTGCGAATTACAAGCAACAACTTTCTAATGTTGAAAAATCTATGATGATGTATTCAGAGAAATCTGAAAAAGCAAAAGAGAATATTAACCATTTGACTAGAGAAATGCAACTTAATATGGAATCAGCAAGTTTACTAGGTAATCAACAAAAAGTAATGGGTGCAAATTATGAAGGCTTAACAAGGATAATGGCCGAGCAAAAAACACATGTTGCGGCGTTGAAAGAAACCTATGATCAGTCATTCGTTAATGGTAAAGCAACAGAAGCAACAAAAGAATTGTCTTTAATGTTAAAAGAAGCTCAAAATGAATTGATTAGAACAGCTGGGAAGACAGCTGAACTTCAAGTAAAGAGTCAAGGTTTTACTGGAGCAATTAACAAGGCTAGTGATTCTCTCATTAAAAATGGTCAAACTATGGAAAACTACGGTGGCAAATTAACTAAAGGTATTACATTACCATTAGTTTCAGGAGCTGCAGCTGTTACTACGGCTGCGGTATCTTGGGAGTCGGCATTTGCCGGAGTTAAGAAAACTGTTGATGAAGTTGTTGACTCAAACGGACGTGTCACTTACTCATACAAAGATTTAGAAAATGGACTAAGAGGTCTTTCTAAAGAACTCCCTTCAAGTCATAAAGAAATTGCTGCTGTTGCAGAAGCCGCTGGACAATTAGGAATTGAGACACCTAACGTAGTGTCATTCACTAAGACAATGATTGATTTAGGCGAATCAACAAGCATGAGTGCCGAAACTGCAGCGACTGAGCTGGCTAGATTTGCTAATATTACTGGAATGTCACAAGACAAATTTAGTAACTTAGGTTCAGCATTAGTTGATTTGGGAAATAATTTTGCCACAACTGAAGGTGAAATTTCCGCGATGTCACTTCGTTTGGCTGGGGCAGGTTCTCAAATTGGAATGACTGAAGGTGAAATTTTAGGATTTGCTGCAGCATTAAGTTCCGTTGGAGTTGAAGCTGAGGCTGGAGGAAGTGCCTTCTCCAAAGTGATGATTCAAATGCAACTCGCTGCTGAAAAGGGTATGGGAGCATTTGATGAGTTAATTAATTTAGGTAATCAAAGTGGTGTTTCATTTGATCAAATGTCCTATGCTGTTCAAAAAGGCGGGAACACTTTAAAAGCTACTGCTGGTCAAATGGGATTGACTAATAAACAATTGAGTTCAATGTACAAAGAAGCGGATAAATCTGCTATTTCATTACAAAATTTTGCAGAAGTAGCTAGTATGACTAATGCTGAATTTGGTAATTTATTTAAACAAGATCCTTCAAAAGCGATTATGAAATTTGTTGATGGTTTGGCTAATGCTGAATCTCAAGGTAAATCTGCAATTGCTGTTTTAGATGATATGGATATTACTGAAGTTCGTTTAAGAGACTCTCTATTAAGAGCTGCAAATGCAAGTGGTGTGTTCTCAGATGCGGTAAAAATGGGTAACAGTGCTTTTAAAGAAAACACCGCACTAGCAGAAGAAGCTGGTAAGAGATACGAAACAACAGAATCCAAATTGAAGATGCTTAAAAATGAAGCAGTAGATGCAGCTATTGACTTAGGAGGTCCTTTTGTTGATGCGTTAAGAGATGGTTTAGAATCTAGTAAACCTTTAATAAAAGGACTTGGAGACTTAGCAACCAAATTTAGTGAGTTAGATCCTAAGACACAAAGAATGATTGTAGGGTTAGTTGGAGGTGCTGCTGCTGCAGGCCCTTTACTTTCAATTACAGGTAAATTGTCACAAAATATAGGTGGTTTAGGAAAAGCTTTTGTTGATTTAAAAGCTAAGTCGGTTAAGAAAAAAGCTATTGCAGAATTATCAGAACAATTAGTTAAAGGAACGGTTAACGCTGAAACTTTAGCAACTGTTTTAGGTGGCGGAGCTACTAAACTAAGTTTATTTGGTAAATCAGCAACTGTTGCAGCTGGCACCGCAGGAACTGGCGGAGTAGCTGGGTTAGGAACATCATTGGTAGCGTTGGCTGGACCAGCAACAATAGCTGTTGCCTCTATAGCTGCAGTCGGCACTGCTTTATACCTAGGTAAAAAAGCTTATGACAATCATCAATTGGCAGGTGCTAAGTGGGGTACGGAAGTAACTAAAGAGCAAGATAAAGTGATTGAGAAATCTTACGAATTGAGAGAAAAAGCTACAAGTTATATCAATGAGTATGCTGATGGTGTGAAAACTTCAGCCGATAAGGCTATTCAAGCTAATCAAGACATAGTGGAGTCTATCCAGAAAACGATTGATAAAGAGTATGAACGTCAAACTAAAAATGCTGAAAAACTGAAAGATGGTCCTATAAAAGATAGTCTGAAACAACAAGCAGAAAACGACAAAAAATATGGTGAACAATTAGTTCACCAAGCTCAAGACAGGGTTAATAAGATTAATACTATTTTGAGTAATGCAAGTAAAAATACTAGAGATATTTCTGATCAAGAACGCCAATACATTGAAGCAAATTACAAACAATTATCTGCTAAACAATTAGAGTTAGCTGGATTTACAAAAGGCGAAATAATTGCTATTGAATCAGCCTACCAAAAAGATTTAACTAAATTCAGTTATAAAGAACTCGAAACAAGGGCTAATAATGTTAGCAAAGCTTTAAATAAAGAACAAGAATCTTATAAAAAAAGTCAAGAAGCTATTTTAGAAGGTACTGAAAAAGGTACCCAAAGGCAGATATCTCTTTTAAAAGAATTAGATACGGAACACAAAAATAGTACCGAATCCATGGTTCTAGGACTTGCTAAACTAAGATTAGAACAAGGTCATTCAATAGAAAGTATGGCTACAGTTTGGGAGCAATATGGTTGGACAGTAGATGAAGTCAATGCTCTTGTAAATAGCAGTATAGAGAAAACAGGAACTAACTTAGATATGTTTGCTAAAGGTATGAGTGAAGCGGACATAGCTTGGAATGAACTAGCGTTTGACCCTAAAACTGGTGAAGTTAAAACCAATATGGCTGATACTTTAGTTGAGATAGCTCAAACAGAGAATGGTTGGAATCAGTTAGAGTTTCTTGCTAAGAATGCAGACTTAACCACAAACGCTAAAGAAGAGATAGCTATTGCGATGGGAGAAGTTGATAAGTGGCAATTTTTATCTTTAGAAGATAAACGTCTGTTGCTAAATAACGATGAAGCTAAGATTAAATTATTTGACACAATAAATGAGTTGGGTATGTGGAATGCATTTAATGCTGACAGAAAACTTTTAGGTGTGGAAAATGCGGATGCTATTTATAAAATGATGGAATCAGCAGATAAATTAAATCAATGGAATTCACTACCACCAGAATTAAAGACTTTACTTGCTGACAATCCAGCTAAACTAACAGTTGAGCAGACAAAACAAGCGTTAGACATCTACAATGCTTTACCAGAAGATTTAAAAATATTGTTAGCTAACAATACAAATGCTGTAAATAATGTGAGTGCCGCTCAAAGAAAAATTATTGATTACAATGAGCAGAAAATCGGAGCTAAACATTTACATGCTACAGCAAATTACGGAGAAGTAGAAGCAGCAAAGAATGCGATTGCTCAGGTTTACAGTAAAAATGTAGTTATTGATGTTGAGTATAGAGGTCGTAGAACAGGTCACACAGCAATTCCAACGTTTAGAGGAACAAATTATCATCCTGGTGGTGACATGATTGTAAACGACCAAAAGGGTTCTCTTTATGAAGAGATAGTTAAATTCCCAGGAAAAGCCGCATTTATCCCTAAAGGTAGAGATGTTTATATACCTAATGCTCCAATTGGAACTAAAGTAATCAAAGCTAGTGATACTAAAAGAATCATGAACAGAATGGGAGTACCTCGATACGCTCAAGGTGTCGGAGTTCCTAAGAATTCTACTTTAGTTAAAGATTTGGAACGTGTTAATTCGAATCATGGAAAACAAACTATTGTCAATCAAAATTTAATTGATTTAACAGAACTTAACAGTAGAGTTGATAGTATTTTAAACTATTTAGAACAAATTCTTCAGAAGAGTTCAGTTATTATGATGGATAAAAAATTAGTTGGTGTTGAAATTGCTGATATCGTTTATGCAGAAAATCAAAAAACTAATAGAACTAAAAATATTATTATGAAAGGTAGGAGCAAGTAATGAGTGATGTTTTTGAAGTTAAATTTAATGATAAACTGTTATCTGATTTTTTATATGTAACATCGATAAAGCGACTACCTGGACCAAAATATAAATCTCGTTCAGAGTCGATAAGAAATAAAAAATATTCGAAATTTTTAGGTATTGAATCTGATTCGTATATTATAGCAATGGATTACTATTTGATTGGTGATTTGTTATCTAAAAAAGAAAGTATCTCTAAAATATTAAATGTAAGAGAACCTAAGAAACTTATTTTCGGTGATCAACCTGATAGATTCTATTGGGCTTTCCCCGAAGTGAGTAATAGTGATGGGGACATATTAGAAGAAGAAGGCACAATTAATTGGGAAATATTCAAAGGTGCATCATTCTCAATTGATGAATCAGTCTAC